AGAAGGTGGACAGCGAATTTGCCCTAGCCGGTTCACGCGCAGGCACCGACAAGCGTGCGAGCCTGAAGTTGCGCCGCGCATGGAATGCCACTGGCGACCTGGTCAGCGGGTTGAACAACGGCGTGGAAAATGCGGTGCGCCTCGCATCCTATCGTGCAGCGCGCGAAAGCGGCCTCTCAAAGCGCGAGTCAGCTTCGATAGCGAAGAACGTGACGGTGAATTTCAACCGTCGCGGTCAATACGGTGTGATGATGAACGCGGGATACCTGTTCTATAACGCAGCCATCCAAGGCAACGTGCGTTTGATGCAGGCGCTGTATCATAGCTCTAAGGCGCGCAAGATCGCTGCTGGTATCGTCGTGGCTGGTGTGATGAACGAAATGCTCAATGCGATGCTCACCGGCATGGATGACGACGACGAAAGTTTCTACGACAAGATCCCCGCGTTCGAAAAGGCGCGCAACATTATTATCATGCACCCGAACGGTGAAACCTACACCAAGATCCCGCTGGCTTATGGCATTAACGCATTTTGGGAGACGGGCCGCACCACTGCGGAAATCATGCGCCGTGGCGGTGATCGCTGGCAGGAAAGCGCAGCACAACTTGCCGCGACCACGGTTGATGCGTTCAACCCGATTGGCTTCGATTACGCTGAGCGGAGCGCCGGGGAGGCGGTTGCAAGCCTCATAATGCCGACCATCGGGGACTCTATTCTGGAGCATGGGATCAATAAGGACTATATGGGCAACCCGATTTACCGCGATGCAAAACAGTACGGTACGGAGACGACCGATGCGCAGAACTATTTCCCCCGCGTGGGCGAACACTGGAAGGCTATCACTGAATTCCTGACGGAAAGCACTGGCGGCAACGTGGTAGAAGCGGGCATGATCGACGTAAGCCCCGAGACGCTGGAATTCATGTGGGGCACATTAACCGGGGCGGCGGGCACATTCGCTGAACGGATTTTCGCTTTGCCCGGTAAGGTTACGAGCGGCGAAGCCGAAGCCAATGACTTCCCCTTCGCTCGCAAGGTTGTCGGCGCGCCTTCGCCTGGGCGTGACCGGAATGTGTTCTATGACCGGATGCGCGAAACTGAAGCGCAGGTTACACGGGGTATGGAATATTACGAACTAGGCATGACGGATAATCTCCAGACCTTTATCCAAGAACATGAGCGCGTGTTGGCGATGGAGCCAGCCACCGACGAAGCACGGCGATTGACCCGATCCCTTAGCCGGGACAAGCGCGCCAGCACAGAGGCGCTAGAGCGGGGGTTGATTGATGACGCCGCGCATGAAGCGAACATGGATATTATCAACGAGCAGGAAGCGCAGATCGTGCTGGCATACAACCGGCTATGGAATCAGACCCTCTACCCAGAGCGCACACAATAGCGTAGGGAAGGGCATGGTATGGTTGGTAGCACTGGGATGGTCTGCCTTATGGGCAGGCGGCGTCTATAGGCTCTTACGGCGCGGGAAAGACCCCGGCATCGCCTCTTTTGCGGCGGGCATAGTGTTCGCCGTGGTCATGCTTTTCACCAGTTTGAACATATTGTTCGCGGACAATTCACCCTGCCACGAAGACGGATGCTGGGCGTCTTACTACTAAATATAGCTTTGCCGATTTATTGACCCGTGCCCAAGGGTTAAAAATTATGCAATCTGTGCTGCCACTATGGAAGTGGCCGCTATCACACTCAGGCAGGAAGCATTCTGCATTGAATACCTAAAGAACGGGTGCAACGCCGCGCGTGCCTATGGTGCTTCAATCGCTAGGCCGGGGGCAGACCCCAAGCGCTTCGATTCCAACGCTCAAAAATATCTGCGCAATATCAACGTGCAGGCGCGTATCCGCGAGTTGCAGGCGCTGGCGGCAGAGAACGCGGGTGTAACCGCAGCAGACATTATCAGACAACTTGACGAAGATCGCAAATTTGCCCGCGAGAGTAAGCAGGCGTCGGCTATGGTGAAGGCCACAGAGGCTAAGGCGCGACTGCTGGGCCTCGACAAGAACGAAACCAACGTAACGATCCGCCCTGATGATGCGCGGCAGATTATTTCCACATTCCTCGCCAAATATGCAGCCTCGTTGCCATTGCTCGCTGAGACGAAGCAATGATGCAGTTATCCCCTGAACAGATCGCGGCGATGGCAACCCGCATGACAGATGACGAGGTGGTAACTTTAGCCGAAGCGCTGCTGGTACTCGACAAGGAAAAGCAGCGCTCGTCCTTTCAGAATCTATTCCCCGATGAAGGCCAATATCGGCGCGAGTTATACCCCAAGCATTTGGAATTCTTCCGCGCAGGAGCCACGCACCGCGAGCGGCTTTTGCTCGCAGCCAATCGGTTCGGGAAGACGTTGGCGGCGGGACAGGAGGCCAGCTTCCACCTGACAGGCCGATACCCCGATTGGTGGGAAGGTCGGCGGTTCGAAACATCAATTGACGCTTGGGTTGCTGGGGACACCAACGAAACCACCCGCGACATTATCCAGAAGACCCTACTCGGTGAAGTCGCGTGGGAGAATGGCAAGAAGGGGTGCGATGGCGTTGGGTTGATCCCGCATGATGCACATGGGTCCGTCCGTTGGAAAACCGGTGTCCCTGACCTGATCGACTATATCGAGATTAAGCACGAAAGCGGGCGCAATTCCCGCCTTGCCTTCAAGTCATATGACCAAGGGCGGCGCGTGTTTCAGGGCACTGCCAAGCACCTTATCTGGCTTGATGAAGAATGCCCGATGGACGTGTATGGCGAATGCCTGATCCGCACGGCAACGACAAACGGCATACTCATGCTGACGTTCACGCCCTTGCTGGGTATGTCTGAATTGGTGCGCTCATTCCTCAAGCCCGACACGGGGGAGGTGAGTGATGGCAGCGGTCAATAGTTCCAAATTCGTCGTCACTGGTGGCTGGTCCGATGTGCCGCATCTTGACGAAAAGACCAAGGCTGAAATCGAAGCCAATACCCCTCCGCACCTACGCGCTGCGCGTATGCACGGCGAACCATCGCTAGGTGCAGGCGCAGTTTTCCCGATCAGTCCTGATGATTTCCGTGTCGCACCATTCGTCATTCCCGCCTATTTCCGGCGCGGTTATGGGCTTGACGTGGGTTGGAACAAGACTGCCGCCACATGGGGCGCGCACGACGTTGAGAATGACATAATCTACCTCACGTCCATACACTATTTGGGTGAGCGCCCGCCATCCGTTCACGCAGACGCGATCAAGGCGCGCGGTGCGTGGCAGCCCGGCTTCATCGACCCGGCCTCGCAGGGCGCAAGCCAGCGCGACGGCAAGCGGCTGATCGACGACTATCGCGGCTACGGCCTGAACCTAAAGACGGCAGACAATGCCGTAGAGGCTGGCCTTATGGAAATATACCAACGGCTCGCATCGGGCCGGATGAAGGTATTTTCCACGCTGACCGAATGGTTTGACGAATACAGATTTTACATTCGTGACGAAAAGAACGGCAAGGTCGTCAAGAAGAACGATCACTTAATGGACTCTACTCGCTACCTAATCATGAGCATCCCCCAAATGACATTAAAACCTGCGGTGCAGTTTGATGCCGCCATTTCGCCCGTGAGGGCGATTGATTCAAGGGCTGGATACTGATGGCTACCAATCTTGTAGAAACCGAAGAAATGTTCAATCTGGCCGAGCCGGAGAGCGATGATATCATTCGCCAGCGCCTGCGTGACGCAGCGGCTCCGATTATCTCGCGCCTGTCACAACTGGCAACCGATGCCGCGACTAAGCGTAAGGACGTGGAGCGCCGCTGGCTGGCTGATATGTGCCAGTACGCCGGGGTTCGTGATGTGTCTGAGGCGCGCGGTGCGCCAGAAGTTCACACCACCCGCGCGCCAACCGGCAGTCAGGTGTTTGTCAACATCACCCGACCGAAGACCAATCGTGTCGAAGGCCGGATTTGCGATATCCTGTTCCCCGCCGACGATAAGAATTGGGGCATCCAACCCACCCCTGTACCCGAATTATCGACCGTTGCCCGAAGGGGTATGGAGGAAGCCGAGCGCGCCATAGCCGATGCTAACCGGCTTGAAGGATTGAACGATCCTAACGCGGTCAATCCTGATGGCATGGGTCCGGTGGAACTACTCGAAAAGGCCGAGGACTTGGGCACGCAGGCGGCGGAAGCGCAAGTGAAGTTGGACGAGGCGAAGCGCCGTTGTGAGTTGATGTCGATGGAAATCGACGATCAGCTTGTCGAGGCGCAATACGCACAGAAGGCACGCGATGCGATTGGCTGGGCGTGCAAGATAGGGATCGGCGTAATCAAAGGCCCGGTGCTTACGGGCACGGGCAAACAGCGCTGGGCCAAGGGTGACACTGGCTACTCGCTGCAAGGTGAGCAAGCGCCGCGCCCTAGCTCTGAATGCACTAGCCCTTGGGCGTTCTTCCCTGATCCATCTGCTACATGCATGGCCGATGCTGAGTACGCGTTGGAGCGGCACCTTCCTTCAGGGCGCGAACTGCGCAGCATGGCCCGTAAACTAGGGTTTGATAAGGACACGATCAAACGACTACTGGAAGACGGGCCGGGTTACGGGAGTAAGGACGATCTACAATTCCTGTCTGATATCCGCCTACTGACGGGGGAGAATGCGCAGGTTACGGGCCGCTATGTGGTGTGGGAATACCACGGCCAACTGACCGTGGATGAAGTCTGCACGTTGATCCGCGCGGAAGGAACCGAAGAAGCGAACGCTCGCGCCGAGGCTTACGAACGGGACGCAGATCCACTGGATGACCGCATGGTCATTATCTGGTTCTGCGATGGGCAAATGCTGAAGCTGTCGGAATACTACCCGATGGATTCGAGCGAACTGCTATATTCGGTGTTCTCCTACGAAAAGGGCAACGCATCGATCCTTGGCGCGATTGGCGTCCCCCGCTCAATGCGTGACAGCCAGGAAGCGTTGAACGCTGCGTGGCGCATGATGATGGACAACGCGGCTCTGTCGGTTGGCCCACAGATACTGATCGACAAAAGTGCGGTTAAGCCAGTGGCCGGTGATGACTGGACGATGCGCCCACGCAAGGCGTGGCTTTTCGATTCAGTCAACGGCGGTGCGCAACCATTCCAAGTGTTCAACGTCCCGATGAACCAAGAGCAAATCGCGGGGATTATCGCGCTCGCGCAGGCGTTCATCGATGAAGAAACGGCCATGCCGCGCATTGCTGAAGGCGGCGGCAATATGGAGCAAGCTGCCGGTGTGACATCGACCGTCGGCGGTCTAGCCATGCTGATGAACGCGGCGGGTGTGAACATTCGCCGGATCGTGAAGAACTGGGATGATGATGTCACCTCACCGCTGATCCGCCGTTTCTATGATTTCAACATGCAGCATTCGACCCGCGATGAAATCAAGGGTGATATGGAAATCGTCGCGCGCGGTACGGGCGTTCTCTTGGTCCGTGAAATGCAGGCGTCGAACCTGTCTGCCATCACGCAGCAATGGACCGTCCACCCCGTACTGGCGGCGATGACCAAGCCTTACGGCATGGCGCGTCAGACATTGCAGGCGCTCTCGATCAACCCTGACGAAATGTTGGTCACGGAAGAAGAATACCAGAAAAAGATTGAGGCGATGGCTGGCGCTGAAGGCGAAACACCAGATCCACAATGGGAAGTGCGCGAACGTATCGCGACAATGGAAACACAAGCCCGTCTGCGAGAGGCTGAAATGCAGCGCGAGGTAGCGGTTCTCAAACTGGCCGAAACCTCGAAGGTGTCGATTGAAAAGATCAACGCCGAAATGATGAAGGCGCGCATGGCGAACGATTCATCCGAACGCAAACTGGCTGCTGAAATCGGGGTTGAACAACTCAACAAGCGCGAGGCGAATGCGGCGGGCCGCGTCCCCACCGGTTCAGGCGGCGCGATTAGCATGGGGAGTGAGGCGGCATGATGTGCCCTATCAACCAAAGCGACTGGCGCACTGTGAAAGCATGGGCCGAAGGTGAACTTGCGCTGTGCGCGCGAGCTTTGGAATCTCACACACCTGAAATCCAAACGGCAGCGTTTCGGGGGCGCGTGGCGCAATTGCGGCGGTTGTTGGATTGGGGCGAACCTTCAACCACTGAAATAATGCCTACCCACTTCGATGTGTCTCACTGACGATTATTGACAAGGTCTGAGAAATGCTAGATACCGACGATCAGGAATTTGAGGCCGCTTTTCGAGACGCCTCTACCGGTAAACTCGCTGCCGAGGAAACTCCGCAAATTGAGCCTGCCGGTGGTGGCCAAGCCGCCGAACCTTTGCAGACTACCGAGGCCGCACCAGTGCCGCCGATTGGACAGTCTGACACCGATCAAACCGACATATGGGCTAACGCCACGCCAGAGCAACGAGCCGCCTATGAGGCCGCTCAGACACAAGCTCAACAGCTAGAGCATAGACTGAAAAGCGATGATGGCCGGGTATCCCGGTTTCAGCGCGAACGCGACAAGATGAGGCAGAACCTTGAAACTCTGCTGACGGCTTCGCAAAAAGACGGTGACGACCTGCGAACCCTAGTGGGGACACAGGAATGGAAAAAGAGCAAAACCGATTACGGTGATGATCTTGGCCCATTGTTCAACGTGATCGAGAAGTTGGCAGAACAGAGCCACGGTGTAAGCGAGCGGCTTCAACAGAACGACTTGGCCACGATTGAACAGATCGAGCAGGACAACGTCGAGCGGTTGACCCAAGCGGCTCCTGACTATCCCGCCCTTCTGAAGCGCGCAGACTTTGTGCCCTGGTTGAGCCAGCAGTCAAAGCCTTGGCAACAGGCGTTCGAAATTAACCGGGAACGATTGGTGGACCCCGACGCGGCGGCGGAACTTATAGCGCGTTACCGGGTGTATGTCGCCCTTAGCGAGCAAAATGGTCCAACGTCACAAACCCAACCGGACCCTAAGAGGGCAGCACAGTTGGATGCGTCTAGGTCGGCCAGTTCACGGCAACCGATTGTTACGGATGCTGCGGGCGACGACGACTTCGAGATGGCATTTAATCGGGCTGCGGCGGAACGAGAACGGGCGAGAGCCCCCGCCAGATAATCCTTCAAGGTCCAGAATAGATAAGGTTCTGACCAATGGCAATTTCTGCTTATGGGGATATCAGCACCCGCACCGCAGCCCACGCGGCTGAAGGTATGCTGTCCCACGCCGAGCCTGTTAGTGTTCTAGCAAAGTTCGGCCTCGCAAAGCCCCTCCCCAAGAACAAGACCGACACGATCAAGTATCGCCGTCCGGTTCCGTTCGATGCGCTCACCGCGCCGCTGGCTGAAGGCGTCACGCCTACCCCTGGCGGCATGTCCTACGAAGACGTCACCGTGCAGCTTCTGCAGTGGGGCGACCTCTACGGCATCACTGACAAGATCGCTGACACGCACGAAGACCCTATCCTTAAGGATATGGAAATGCTGTGCGGCGAACAGGCGCAGAAGACCCTTGAACGCATCCTGTGGAACAAGATCAAGGCCGGTACTTCGGTTGGTTATTCCAACGGTTCTGCCCGCACCGATGTGAACACGGCGATTTCAATCAACGATCAGCGGCTTGCCGTTCGCCAGTTGCAGGCGATGAAGGCTAAGAAGATCACCAAGATCCTCTCTGGCTCGACTTCGGTTGGCACCACGCCGATTGAAGCCGCGTATATCGCAGTGACGCACACCAATATGGAAGCCGATATTCGCGGGCTTTCCGGTTTTACCCCGGTTGCTGAATATGGCTCGCGTATGCCGGTGTGCGCGGAAGAATTCGGTTCGGTCGAGGATGTTCGTTATATCACCTCGTCGGAACTGGAGCCTTTCGAAGACGCTGGCGCTGCTCATGGTAGCGCGGTGCTTTCCACCACTGGCACACTGTCGGACGTTTACCCGGTGATCTACTTCGGCGCTGAGGCTTATGGCCTCGTCCCGCTGAAGGGCGCTGGCGCGATCACCCCGACTGTTCTGAACCCTGGCACCCCCGACAAGTCGGACCCGCTGGGCCAGCGTGGCTACGTAGGCTGGAAGGCTTACTTCAACGCCACGATCCTGAACCAGAACTGGATCTACCGCATCGAAGCCGCTGCTTCGGACCTCATCTAATCGGTGGCCCTGTGGCTTAGTGCTGCCGGGCCAACCTCTTTGAAAGGATTAGAGCAATGGCTCGCGTAAAAGTAGGCACTTATACTGGCACTGGTGCAGCCATCAATATCGCGCTGGGCTTCACGCCTGACTATGTCAGCGTTGTGAACGCCACTGACGGCGATGCCCGTTGGGAATGGTATAACGGCCTTGGTGCGGGTGACGCCCTCGCTATCGCCAACCATGACACGGCGCAGCAGAGCCTGATTTCCTCGAACGGCAT